CGCAATTATTGTCGTTATGACACGGTGGTCTAAGCTAGACCTTACAGGGCAGATAGTTAACCAGATGGTTAAGAATGATGAAGTTGATGATTGGGAAGTTGTTGAATTTCCAGCAATATTAGAAAATAAAGAAGGCGATGAAGTACCACTTTGGCCAGAGTTCTGGTCACTAGAAGAATTAAAAGCTAGACGTGCAGCACTAGATATTAGATATTGGAATGCTCAGTATTTACAAAACCCAGTATCAGAAGAAGGTGCATTAATTAAAAGAGAGTGGTGGAATACATGGGAAGAAGAAAACCCACCATCATGTGAGTTTATTATAATGACTCTCGATGCTGCGCAGGAAGCAAATAATAGGTCAGACTATAATGCTCTGACAACTTGGGGTGTTTTTCTTAACGAAGAAACCAATAATTATAATATAATACTATTGAACTCAATCAAAAAACGATTGGAATTCCCCGAGTTAAAGCAACTTTGCATAGAAGAATATAGAGATTGGGAACCCGACGCCTTTATTGTTGAGAAAAAATCTAACGGGGCTGCACTCTATCAAGAGTTCAGACGGATGGGTATTCCCGTTGGAGAGTTTACACCAGGCAAAGGACAGGATAAAATAAGCAGAGTTAATGCAGTTTCCGATTTATTTAGTTCTGGTATAGTATGGGCTCCAGACAGAAGATGGGCAAATGAAGTTATAGAAGAATGTAATGATTTTCCATCAGGCGCTAATGATGACTTAGTGGATGCAACTACATTAGCTTTAATGAGATTTAGGCAAGGCGGGTTTATCAGGTTACCCAGTGATGAAGAAGATGATATACAGTATTTTAAAGGGCATGGTCAAAAGCGTTTATATACTGTATAGAGTTGTAAAAATTACAAATTTAATTCTTTTAATCATAGTAAATTTGGTAGAAATACAAATAAAAAAATTACTAGGAAAATACAATGGCAGCGAATGATATAGATAAAGGGTTAGCTCAAGCACCAAAAGGTTTATCAGAAATGATGGATGAAATGGCTACTCAAGAACCTGAATTAGAAATTGAAATAGAAGACCCAGAAGAAGTAAGTATTAAAATGGGTGGACTAGAGCTAGAGTTTGATAAAGATGCTATGGAAGATGATGAGTTCAATGCAAACTTAGCTGAAGAAATTGAAGAAGACGACTTAGAAAAATTAGCAGACGAATTATTAAGTGACTACGAAGGGGATATTTCTGCAAGACGCGACTGGCTTGATACTTATGTTGATGGCTTAGAGTTATTAGGACTTAAACTAGAAGATAGAAGTGAACCATGGGAAGGTGCATGTAATGTATTCCACCCATTGATGACAGAAACTCTAGTTAAGTTCCAAGCAGAAACTATGACTGAGACTTTCCCTGCTGCAGGTCCTGTAAAAACTCAAATCATCGGTGAAATAACAGAAGCAAAAGAAGAAGCTGCTAAGCGTGTTCAAGATGATATGAACTATCAGCTTACTCAGAAGATGGTTGAGTATAGACCTGAACATGAACGCATGTTATGGGGTTTAGGTTTAGCTGGTAATGCATTTAAGAAAGTATATTATGACCCGAACCTAGAACGTCAGGTATCTATGTATATCCCTGCTGAAGATTTAGTTGTACCTTACGGTGCTTCATCTTTAGAAACTGCAGAGCGTGTAACACATGTAATGCGTAAGACAGGAAATGAATTAAGAAAATTACAAGTAGCTGGATTCTATCGTGATGTAGATTTAGGTGAACCATCATATGACTTAGAAGAAGTTGAGAAGAAGATTGCAGAGAAGATGGGATTCAATGCAACAACTGACAACAGATTTAAAGTTTTAGAGATGCACGTTGACCTTGACTTAGAAGGATATGAAGATAAAGATAAGAAAGGCAAACCTACAGGTATTGCACTACCATACGTTGTAACTATTGAACGCTCAACACAAACTATTTTATCTATTAGACGTAACTGGAACCAAGATGATGACACTAAACAAAAACGTCAACACTTTGTGCATTATGGATATGTACCAGGATTTGGTTTCTACTGTTTTGGTCTAATTCATTTAATTGGTGCTTTTGCTAAATCAGGCACAATGATTCTTCGTCAATTAGTTGATGCAGGAACACTATCAAACTTACCAGGCGGATTTAAATCACGTGGTCTTAGAATTAAAGGAGATGAAACACCAATTGCTCCTGCTGAATTCCGTGATGTAGATGTACCGAGTGGTACTATCCGTGACAATATTATGGCTTTACCTTATAAAGAGCCTAGCCAAGTTTTAAATCAGTTAATGAATCAAATTATCGATGAGGGTAGGAGATTTGCTTCAGCGGCTGATTTAAAAGTTTCAGATATGTCAGCCAACGCTCCAGTTGGTACAACTCTTGCAATTTTAGAACGCACACTCAAAGTGATGTCAGCTGTTCAAAGTCGTATTCACTATGCAATGAAACAAGAGTTTAAATTACTAAAAGGTATTATTAGAGATTTTACTTCACCAGACTATTCATATACACCGGATGATGGTAAACCACAAATTAAACAGCAAGACTATGACACAGTAGAAGTAATTCCTGTATCAGACCCTAATGCTGCAACGATGTCTCAAAAGGTTGTTCAATATCAAGCTGTGATGCAATTAGCACAGGCTAACCCAACTATATATGACATGGTTGAGCTTAATAAACAAATGTTAGAAGTATTAGGAGTTAAGAATATTGATAAACTAATACCTCAATCAGATAAACCAAAACCACAAGACCCTGTGTCTGAAAATATGAATGTAATTAATAATAAACCTGTTCAGGCATTTATATATCAAGACCATCAAGCACATATTGCTACTCACATGGCATTTATGCAAGACCCTAAAATACTTGCATTAGTAGGTCAAAGCCCTAATGCAAATACAGTACGAGCTGCTATGGAGGCTCATATTGCAGAACATTTAGCATTTGAATATCGCAAACAAATTGAAGAACAAGTTGGTGTTGCACTACCTGCACCTAATGAGAAGATTGATGAACAAGTTGAATTAGACTTATCTAGAGTTGTAGCTAAAGCTGCGCAACAGTTGCTTGATAAAGATATTAAAGAAGCTCAAGCACAAGAGATTATGGCTAAACAACAAGACCCAGTTATGCAGATGCAACAGAAAGAACTACAGATTAAAGAAATGGAAGCTCAAACTAAAGCACAAAAAGCACAAGCTGATATTGAGTTAGAAAGAGCTAAACTAGAATTAGAAAAAATGAAACTTGAGTCTGATGAAAGAATTGCAGGAGCTAAAATTGGCGCTAATGCTGCAATGGATAATCGTCGAGTAGATTCACAAGAATTAGTACAAGGAACAAAACTAGGTATTGATGCTATTAAAGCTCAACCCCAAGCAACGAAAGATTCACAACGATAAGAAAGGCAAAAAATGGATAGTACGTTAAAACTTTTAACTGAAAAGTTAGAAGAAGAACGCATACAAATTATAGAAGGTTTAGGTGACGGAACAGCAAAAGATTTTGCACAGTACCAAAACAGTGTAGGCATAGTTCGAGGTCTTATGATTGCACAAAGACAAATAGCAGACCTTGCAAAACATATGGAGGACGACGATGAGTGAAATCATTACGCCTAGTAAAACTATTGTAGATGCTAAAGGTAAAAATCTACATCAAATAGAGGAACCAAAAGAACAAAAACCCACTCAATTACCAGAAGTTAGAGGCTATCGCATTTTATGTGCAGTACCTTCTGTCGATGAAAAGTATGAAAGTGGTTTAATCAAAGCAGATAAAACAAAACATATTGAAGAACACTCAACTGTAGTTTTATTTGTTATCAAATTAGGAGATATGGCTTACGCAGACAAAGACAGATTTCCTACAGGACCTTGGTGTAAAGAAGGTGACTTCGTTATTACTAGGGCATATTCTGGAACTCGAATCAAAATACATGGTAAAGAGTTTCGCATTATTAACGACGATACAGTAGAAGCGGTGGTCGATGACCCACGCGGATACGAACGCGCATAAGGAGTAAAGTATGGCTGAAATAATTAATGAAATACCAGCAGAACTTGAAGAGGAAGAGACAACGGAAGTTGAATTAGAATCTAAAGAAGAAAAGATAGAGGAACCCAAAGAGGAACCTAAAAAAGAAGCTAAACCTAAAGAAGATGATTTTGAAATCGAAGAGGAAGATGATACACCTCCCGAAGACAGAAATCGTGAGCCCTTACCGGATAATATTAAAAAAGAGTTAGATGAAGATACTCTAGAAGATTATTCAGCGAGAGTTAAAGAGCGTATTGCTCAAATGAAAAAGTATAATCATGATACTCGTAGAGAAAAGGAAGCCATTCAACGAGAACGAGACGAAGCTATTTCAAATGCTAGAAGAGTCTTAGAAGAAAACCAAAGGCTAAGAAAAACTTTATCTACCGGCGAAGAAGATTATCTTAAAACGCTGAAAGAAAAATATGAGTCCGATGTTAATTATGCTAAACGTGAATATCGTGAGGCATATGATTCAGGAGACCCAGAAAAGATTGTTGAAGCTCAAAGTAAACTAAATGAAGCCCAGTTCAAATTACAGAACGCTATGGGCATGAAACCTCAATATACAGCTTTACAAGAGGACGAAAATAGTGTACAACTACAGCAACAGCAATATGCACAGAATAATGTGCCTAAACCAGACGATAAAGCCGTAGATTGGCAGGAAAAAAACACCTGGTTTGGTAGAAATAAAGTGATGACTGCTACCGCATTAGGTCTCCATGACGACTTAATCAGTCAAGGTATACAGCCATCATCAGATTTATATTACCGTCGTATAGATGATACGATGCATAAACTATTCCCAGAACAATTTGGGGAGACTGAATCGTTGGAAGGACAACCTGCCCAACGCAATACTAAACATTCAACTGTTGTTGCTCCAGCAACCCGGTCAACTGGCCCTAAAAAAGTCAAGCTGACTAAAACACAGTTAGCTTTAGCTAAGAAATTTAAGCTAACACCTGAGCAATATGCAAGAGAATTATTAAAAACGGAGAACGCAAATGGATAACAGAAAAAGCAGAGAAGTAGAAGCACGTGAAGAAACAGATATGAGAACAAAGCAGTGGGCACCGCCTTCTTTACTCCCAGAGTTTAAGAAGCAGCCAGGTTGGGCTTATAGATGGATTCGAGTTACTCTCGCTAATGAACCTGATGCCAGGAACGCTTCTTCAAAAATGCGTGAAGGCTGGGAACCTGTGAAACATTCAGAACACCCAGAAATTAAATTAACGTCAAACCCTAACAGCCAATATAAAGATGCTGTTGAAGTAGGTGGTTTGATACTTTGTAAAATGCCTGAAGAAATGGTAGAACAGAGAAATGCTTATTATAAGCAGAAAACAGAAGGTCAAGCACAAGCAGTTGATAATAGCTTCTTGAAAGAAAATGACCCTCGTATGCCGTTGTTCTCTGATAAAAAGTCTACTAAATCTTTCGGTAAAGGTTAAAATCTTTAAGGAGAAATTATTATGGCAGCTTACGGTTTAAAACCTGTAAAGCGTGTTGATGGCATGCCTTATGCAGGCGCTACAAGGCTATATAAAATTGACCCTGCTGGTGAAGCAACTAACTTGTTCTATGGTCAAGTTGTTAACATCGGTGCGGACGGTTATATTGCTTTAGCAACGGCAACAGGTGCAGACGCTACTACCAATAACTTAGGTGGTAATGGTGTTGGCGCTATCGGCGTATTTGTTGGTTGTGAATATACCAACGCACAAGGTCAAACAATATTTTCACAATATTACCCTTCTGGCACTGCTAATGGTGGTGACATTGTGGCTTATGTTGTAGATGACCCAAATGCATTATTTATGGCGGAATTAGATGCGACTGCTACGCAAACAATGGTTGGTACTAACACCACTTTTGCTACAGCACAAACTACTTCCACTGGTTCTACCACTACTGGCGTTTCTAACTCTCAGTTAGACGCAACTGTTGCTACTACAGCTAAAGCATTTAAAATTGTTGCTCTAGCACCAGACGAGTCAACAGCAGCAGTGTTAGTTAAGTTTAACCCTAGTTTTCATCGCTTCACAAGTGATGCTGGCTTATAAGGAGAATAAATCATGGCAATTTCAAGAGCTCAGTTATTAAAAGAGTTGCTCCCAGGCCTTAATGCTTTATTCGGTATGGAATACCAGCGTTATGGTGAAGAGCACAAAGAAATCTACGAAACAGAATCATCAGAAAGA